TCTAACCTGCGCTGAGCTGCGCCTGTCATAATGGCGTTCATTGCGTCATCATAAGTTTGCTGACTGAGCAAGCCTTGCTCATGATACTGGTTATAAAGAGCTAATTTCTGCTGCTCTTCCAGATTGATAGCGGCTATAGGATCTTCAGCAAGCCCACCGTTATATGAAGTGGATTTTGTCTGCGCGATTAATTGCTGTGCCGCTTTGTTGGCCTGTTCCGCTTTAGCCTGGGTTTTGATGGCGTTAGCCGTATCCCATATTTTTCCGGCATACTCCCCGGCCAACTTAATCTGTTCTTCAGTTGCTGACTTTCCGAGAGACTGCTGCGCGTTAAGAATTGACTGAGCTCGTGACAACTCACCTGTGCTGCTTGCTGACAGCTCGGTTTTTTGCCTCAGATCTTCCAGTTTTTGGTTAACAGACTCTTGAGCTTTTGCGTATTGCTCAGCCTCTTTCTGTGCCGCAGACTTTCCGCCTTTCGCTTTTGAACCACCTACAGTTGAGGTGGCTTTTATTTCGATAGGTTTAGTGGACGCCGCTGTTTTCTGAACAGCATCCCAACCGGCACGGGAAGCTTTCTCCCAGGCTTCAGCTGTAAGTTGTGCTGATTTCTCCTCGTTCTCTTTCTGCCAGTCACCAAAACCAAGCCAATTCCATGTACGCGCTCGCTTGGCGTACATTTCAGCTTCAGAGCGGAGATCCGCTATTTGCTGACTGGCAGTAGCGGCCTGCCCGGTAAGCCTTCCAATGGCAACAGCAAGAGAGTCGATAACTTGAACCATCCCGTTACTGGCGCCCGTAGCCTGGTTAATATTATCAACCATGGTCAGGAATGAGTTGGTCAACGCGGTATTGGCCTGGGAAAGCGTACGTGGGAGTTTCTCGAACTCAGCATTGACTGAGCCAGTTTGTTTCTGGATGGCATTGAGCGCGTCTTCTGCCGTCAGCTTTCCGTCCAGCATGAGTTGGCGCAACTCGCCGATGCTAACGCCCATTCCGGAGGCTATCTGGCGAGCCAGTTCCGGCATTTGCTCAAGGATGGAGTTGAACTCCTCGGCACGGACAACGCCAGACGAAATTGACTGACCAAACTGGCGAAGCGCATTCGCCATTTCCTCGGATGAGGACCCACCGATACGACCAATTTTCTGAAGTGTTTCGGTAAGCTGAACAATTTGTCCGTTTGTCGCGCCGGTATCGCGCAACGCCGTGCTGAGGGTTTCCCACAATTTCGCAGTGTCCTGCAGTGAGCCGCCCGTTGCCGAACTGATACTCATCAAGCTCTGCATAGTCTGGGTAGCTGCCGCGGCACTACCGGTTAACCTCTTGATCCTGGCCTGCATTTGAGACATGGCGTCAGCCGCTTCAAGGAAGCGCTTACCATAATCAATTACCTGAGACACGGCGATCGCGGAAGCTATGGCAGAAAGCCCGGTCTTTAATCCGACTGAAGATTTTGCTGCCTGATTTTGCGCTTGCTTGAGGTCGTATAATTTCCCGGCAAGCTCGCCAATTTCTTTTCTTTGAGCCGCAGTAGCAGATGAACCGGCCTGGAGCCTGGCCGATAGCATTGCTGCACTTCTCGCGCCATTCTTCTGCTCTTCATTGAGAACAGCGATCTGTTGCGTAAGGCTCAGAGAAATTGAGCGCAATCTTGCCGCGTCATTGGCCTGCTGCGCCGCCTGCTTAGCTGCTTCAGACGATGCTTTTGCTGACGCATTTTGAGCAGATTTGAGGTCATAGAGCTGGCCAGCAAGCTGAGAAATACGCGCCTTTTGCTCATCAGTTGCCCCATTTCCCGCTTTCATTTGGGCAGACAGAATAGCGGCGCTGCGAGAACCCTCAATCATCTCAGTATTAAGAACGGACAACTCACCCTCAAGGGACGAGATCGCCGATTCTGATGCTTTGAAAGCAGCGGCAATATCACTATTCGCCTTGGCTGCATCGATCGCAGCCTGCTTTACGTCAAAGAGCTTTACCGCAAGGTTCCCAATCTCCCTGCTCTGCGCCTCTGACGCATCACCTGACGCTCCAATCTGAGATGCGAGGGCGGCAGCGCTGCGGGCACCATTTTTATTTGCCTCTTCAAGAACTGCTATTTCGTTACCAAGCCGTTCCATGATTTTGGCTGCATTACTCGCGTCATCCGCAGCCCTTGCGATCGACTTGCCAGATTTATTTGCTGCTGCATCGAGGCCGTCTAACCCTTGTCCTGCCTTATTTGACGAGCTATCTATCTGGCTCAGCGCGTTCTGCACATCCTTGGCACCGTCAAGAAGTTGAGCGGTATCCAATGCGATGGTGATATCAATACCACCTAAATTTTCCGACATTGCTATTCTCCATGGATACGTTAGCTACTACTTCATTGACCGTTCTTGCTGTTCGCGCATCATTTTTTCCTGCCAGCGACGCTCGTCATCATCCATTACTGCTTCGTATTCCTCTCGAGTCAGCCCTTTCTGGTCTGGATATTTAGCGTTCAGAAGCAGCGCAAACTCTGTCATCGTCAGGTGTGCGGCATCTTCACGTGTCATTTCGAAATGGGTGCGGGCAGCATTGATGTACTCAATGGCGTTGAATGCTGTTGTGGTCGAGTTGGTTTCATGCCGCTGCAACTTCCTGACTTTGGCTTTACCTATAACGCCATGGGTCATTAGGTGTTGGGCGATGACAATAATGTCGTTACGGCTCAGCGCGCCGGGCCGATAAACTATGTATCTTGACCCCCCTTTCCACTCCCCAATCATCGGGGTTAAATCATCTTCACAGCACGCCTGAACCACCTGCGTGGAAACAGAAAGAACCTTTTCAGCCATGCGATAAATTTGTGGTGAAAGCCATTCAGGAAGTCGTCCAAGATTAGAAGCGCATACTGCAATCAGATTTTGCACATCACTGCCATGTATGGTGGCGAATGCAGAAACGATTTCTTCAGGCGTTCCGATTCTGGTCATTGCAGCGAATGACGGCCTTAGAAGGTACTCTTTCTCGCCATCCTTTCTGCTTGAAAGGACAACCTCACCAATGTCTGTTAAAGGGATCATGCTCTTGCCTTAATGATTATTATCAAGGGCAGCACGCTGCCCTTTGGGATAGCCATTAGCTGACAGTGACAGCGCAGGCGTTAGAAGTGATTTTCACTGGCGTGCCGGCAGAATCGGTAACTTCACAGGTATATGAACCTGCATCACCAGAGACTGCACTCGCCTTGTTGAACGTCGCCGCAGTCTGACCGCTCACTACTGAGCCATCTTTTTTCCAGACATACGTATACGGAGCTGTGCCGCCTGTAACGGCTACGCTCATGTTGAGCGCTGAGCCGGTCGCAACGTTTTTTGTTGAAGGAAGGTTGGCTGTGAAGGCAAGCGCATCGCCAGCGATCTCAAACACAACCGTGTCGGCATCGTAGACTTTCCACTCTCCAGAGAAAGTTGAAATATCACTGGTACCGAAGTCACCTGACCACGAGGTGGTATTGAAATACCCCATGATGTAGGTGCCAGCATCTTCCCCGGCGAAATCAAAACGAACCCAGACTGTTGGCTGGCGGCCAGCCTGAACTTCATCGAAAATGTATTTCGACATGTGGATCGCGCCAATCTCTACAGACTTATCGTTCTTGCGGAACTCGCCGTCACCGGAGACTGTGAAGTCCATGTTGTTGACCAGGTTTTCAACCAGACCCTTTGAATCATCAGCCTCAGAGCTGACTGTATTCATTGAGTAATCGAAGCCTTTCGTGGTCATTGCGCCCAAGCGCTTCCACTCGGAAAGCGCTGGCACTGCGTCGGGGCAGCCAAAGGCCATGCGTAGCACAGCTACTTTCCCGATCAGCTTGCCAAAATCATTAGCACAGCCTTGCATGTGTACCTCTCAAATAAAAAAGGCCGCCGGATGGCAGCCTGATGGTTGTGGATAGGGTTATTCGCCGTATACGCAGCGGAAGCGCAGCGAAAATACTGCCCGTCCCTCAGCTGTTAGCATTGGTTGAGGCATACCGTAGGATTCGATGTATCCGATGCATGGCTCTGCAATAGGATTAGCCTGTACATAATCAATAATGCTCATAGCTGCGGTATTCGCTTTGCGGTCTTCATTGATGGCACCGATCACATCCAACTGAACAAAATAGGTTCCGCCTTCATCCTGCCGGAGTATGCCCCCTCCGGCAGGCTTAAAGACCATGAATGCCTCAGACTTATTGCCACTGTCATCCCAGAAAAAACTCTGACAAGTAAAAGATGTCGTAAGCCCGGCAGAAACCAGCATTGAACGCACTCGGTCGGCCATTGGTGGGGTCATTTCTTCATGCCTTTTGCAATAATTTCAGGGATTCGTGGCTTAACCTGCTCAAAAGCTTTTTTCAGGAATTGCGGCTCGCCCCCGGGCCCCCAATAAACGCCTTGCTCTGTACCACCACCAAACTGCTTGCCTGACCTGGTGGTTCCGAAGTGCGCCCTTGGTTGGCCCTTTAGCTTGCCGGGCGCATCATGAACATAGGCGGCATACGAGGCAGAAAACCCTACCTTTGCCGTAATTCGATTGCCGCTTGAATCAAAATCGATAAACCGAGAGTTAACGAGGGTTGATGTATCTATTGGCGTTATCACAGCAGCCGACTCAAGAACCTGTTCAGATGCTATGTACAAAGCCCGAATGATGCGGACACTTTTAACGTCCCCAATCATTCGGTTCAACTTAGCAATGGTCTTATCGATGCCTTTCACTTTGATGCCCATGGTTTTCTCCAGGCAATAAAAAAGGCCGCCTAAGCGACCTGATATGAACCTATTACTTTAACTTTTCGTAGAGATCATCGATTAAATTATAATACTGGGATAAAGACGTATCTGGAGCCACGTTGAGAAGAAAGTTTGTTGATTCGGCTATTTGTACCGAATCTTCTTTAGTAATTTTTCCGCTACTAAACGGTTGTAGTAATGCGCTAGATCCATGCTCTATTGAAAACCCTGTTTTATGTGACATGATTTGAAAAAAGTCACACATAAATTCAGGAGCACCAAGTGCTGCGCATTTACTTTTCAACTCATCCATTTTTCTTCGATGGCCAAATAATCGTAACTCCAACGTATCAAAAA